CCCGCCGCGCCCGCCAGCGCCGCCGCTGCTGGAGCGGCACGCCGCCGCATCTCGCTCGGCTCGCAGTTCGTGCAGTCGGCCGAGTTCCTCAGCTTCATCAAGGCGCAGGGCCATCGGCGCGCGGGCGCGTGGTCGTCGCCGACCTTCGAATCGTCCGACAGCTTGCTGGTGCTCGGCACCACGCTGACCGAAGATCCGGCGTCCGGGGGCGCGCTCATCCCGCCCGATCGGCAGACCGGCATTCTGGAGCTGCGCACGCGCCGCCTCGTCGTGGCGGATCTGATTGCTCCCGGCACGACCGACAGCAACCTGATCCAGTACACGAAGGAGAAGACGTTCACCAACGCGGCCGACGCCGTGAAGGAAGGCGCCGTCAAGCCCGAGTCGGCGCTCACGTTCGAAGCGGCCAGCTCGCCCGTGCGCAAGCTGGCGCACTGGATCCCCGTCAGCGAAGAGATGCTGGAGGACTTCGCGCAGACGCGCAGCATCATCGACGCGCGCCTGACCCTCGGGCTGGAGCTGAAAGAGGAAGACGAGCTGCTGAACGGCAGCGGCGTCGATCCGCACATCCTCGGGCTGAACATGCTGACGGGCCTCACGCCCGTGCAGCCGCTCGGCAGCGACACCATCGCCGACGCGATGCTGAAGCAGATCACGAAGATCGCCACGACGACGTTCATCTACCCGGACGGCTTCGTGATGAACCCCGCCGACTGGCTCACCGTCGCCATCGCGAAGAACACGCAGGGGAACTACATGGGCGCGGGGCCGTTCGCCGCGCCGCAGTCGCCGATGCTGTGGGGCCTCCCCGGCGCGGTGACTCCCGCCGAAGCGGCAGGCGAGGCGCTGGTCGGTGGCTTCCGCTCAGCGGCGCAAGTCTTCCGCAAGGGCGGCATCCGCATCGAGGCGACAAATTCACATCAGGATTTCTTCATCAAGAACCTGGTCGCCATCCGTGGGGAAGAGCGGCTCGCGCTCGCGGTCTATCGCGAAGCAGCGTTCGGCAAAGTCGATTTCGTTCCGTAAACACGTCGCGGGCAATGGCCTACCTCCGTTGATCGATGACGTGCGGAGCAGCAGGAGGGCGAACGGATCGGCCCCGTTCGCCCGACTCTGCGGCAGGAGATGTGATGGCGCTGTTCCGACAAGACCCCGGCCCGTGCCCGATCTGTGATGCGCCGCACACGATCTGCACGGCGCCCCACCCTACGTCGATGACGACGACGCTGCTGCCCAATCGCGACGCGGCTGCAGCGGCGGCGGCGGCCGTCAGCGCGCCACCCGCGCCCGCGCTGCGACCGAACGAGTTCACGACGAGCACGTACCGGCGCGCGCTGCATCGAGGGAAAGGAACCAGCAAATGAGCGTCGGCCTCCCGGTCACGAAGCAGGAAGTAGACGCGCGCGCGGGGGACATCGCGCGGGCGTTCCAGCGGCTCGCGGGTGATGTGACGACCCTCAAAGGCTACCTCGATGGCACCGACGAGGCCGCACTCATCGCGCTCGGCTACGACGCGAGCGAGGTCGCGGTGATGAAGTCGGCGATCAGCGACCTCGAGCAGCTCGTCGTGCAGATCGGCTACGGCCTGCAGGCGCTGCCCGCGCCGAAAGACTTCACGGCGTTCCTGCGCCAGCTCTGGGGCGTCGGGGCGTACTGATGACCGACGCGACTGCGTTCGTCGGCGCGCCGTGGTACATGCCGCCCGTCATCTCGGCGCTGAAAGTTGCGCCGACTGAGGAACCGTTGACGCTGGCGCAGGCGAAGCTGCGCGCTGGCCTCGACTGGCCCACGGGCGACCCGCGCGATGACCTGATGAAAGCGTTCATCGCCGCAGCGCGCGCCAAGGTCGAACTCGACACCGGACTGGCGCTACTGACGCAGACGCGCGCGATCACGTTCATCGCGCCCGTGTCGTGGTGGTCGAGCGACGGCGGCGTGGTGCCGCTGCCGATGCAGTCGCTGCCGCTGCAGTCGCTGACGGACCCGGACGGCAATCCCTACACGCGCTTCGTCAGTGGCTACGACCAGCGCCTCGCGGCGGTGCGCTTCTGGGACGAGTTCCAGTCGGGAACGTGGCTGGCCGTCTCGGGCTGGCCGGATGCCGCGACGCTACTCGCAGAAGCGCCCCTGCTGGTGCAGGCCGTGGGGCTGCTCGTCGCGCACTACGCGACCGTGGGACGCGACCTCGCCATCGTCGGCACGATTGTCGCGACCACACCGCAGGGCTACGACGACTGCATCGATCCGTATCGGCTGGTGACCCTCGCATGATCGGCCCGCGTCACGGTTCGGTCGGCGAACGGCAGAAGCGGGTGAAGCTGCAGAAGCCTGGCGCGATGGTGCCAGACGGCGACGGCGGCTACACCGAGGGCGTCGAGCCGCTCGACCCGCCGCAGATGTTCGCGCGCATTCAGCCCGCCTCGCAGGCCGACCTTGAGCGCGTGATGGCGGGCGCGCCGCAGACGACGGCGACGCATCTCGTCTCGATGCCTTATCACCCCGGCGTCACGGTGCAGGCGCAACTGCTGGTCGAGGACTATCCGCGTCCCGAGCGCACGTTCGAAATCGTCTACATCAGCAACCCCGAAGAGCGCGACGCCGAGATGGTGCTCGTCTGCGCCGAGGTGCTGCATGGCTAACTTCAAGATCGCGATCAACGGGCTGGAGGAGCTGCGCGAGCAACTGCGCGCGCTGCCTGCAGACCTCGCGCGCGAAGCGGGCGTCATCGTGCAAGCGCACGCGCAGGCCGCCTTCAGCGAGATGCAGCAGAAGTACGCCGAGCACGACTTCACCGGCAACCTGCGACGCGGCCTGACGATTCGGAACGAGTTCACCGGGGGCCAGTTCGCGGTGCGCTGGATTGTGCGCAACCGCGCCCCGCATGCGTACTGGGCCGAGCACGGCACGGAGATGCGGCAGACGACGACCGGCGTGGGTCGCGGGCGCATGCCGCCGCTGCACATCTTCATCCCCATCGCGATGCGGAAGCGCGAGCTGATGGTGCAGGCGCTCGCGGGTGTCGTGCGTCGCCACGGGATGCGCGTGACACAGGCCGAGCTGCAGAGCGAGGCAGCGTGATGGCCGACACCTCTGAAATCGACGCGGCCGTGATGGCGAAGCTGTCCGGGGACGCGACGCTGCTCGGGCTGATGACGAATGGCGTCTTCTGGGATGTCGGCAGCACAGGCGCGACGAAGTTCGTGATCGTCTCGTACGCGGCAGCGGGCGAAGTCGCCTACACGATGCCGCACACCGCGTGGGAGTCGCTCGTCTATCTGGTGAAAGCGACTGAGCAAGGCACCAGCGGCACGAACGTGAAAGCGGCCGCGAAGCGTATCCGCGAGCTGCTGCACGACGCCGTCATCACCCCGGCTGGCTACTACCCGTCGCTGCTCGTCCGCTACGTGCAGCCCGTGCGCTACACCGAGATCGATGAACAGACCGACCAACGGTGGCAGCACCGTGGCGGGCACTATCACGTCATGGCTTGTCCGCAGTGAAGGAGTGCATCCGATGACACCGACCCCGAACCCCCGCAATCTCCCGCTGACGCCGACCCCGATGGTCGCGCCGACGCAGCCGACGAACCCGCCCGCGACGCATGGTAAGGGCGGCGTGCTGTGCATCTCGACCACGAAGACGGGCACGCCCGCGCCCGTCGTGTTGATCACCGAATGGAGTCTCGACCGCACGTCCGACAAGGTCGAGACGACCGCGCTGGGCGATGCCAATAAGACGTACGTCAAGGGACTTGACGACGTAAAGGGGACGTTCGCGGGCCAGTGGGCGGCGCACGACGACACGCTCTTCGAAGCGAGCGAGTCGCCGGACGGCGTGCAGATTGAGCTGTATCCGAGCGTCGATTCAACGGTCTGCTTCAAGGGACCGGCGTGGCTCGATGTCTCGATCAAGGGCGGCGTGTCGGCGGCCGTCACGCTCGACGGCAACTTCAGCGCGAACGGATCGTGGACGCGCGTCGCGGCGACCCCGGCCGTGCCGTAGTGCGCCGTGCCGTTCCCGCTGCGCATCACCGGCGAACACGCGCGCATCGTCTACGGCTATCACGACGCTGCTGAAGTCGGCGCGTGGGTCATCGAATGGGGCGTCCTGCGCGCGCAGTTGACGACCGCGAACCCGTTCCGGCTCACGCAGTCGCCGCTCTACTTCATCGCGGGTCCGAAGTTCGAACGACAACTGCTCGACGTGAAGACCAGCGCCCGCGAGCTGGTCGCGCGCGTCGGGCCACGGAGGCCGAATGCCGTCGAGAATGCGCCGACCGGAAGACGTGCGGATCCCGTTGAACGATGACGACTGGATCATCATCAAAAAGTACCTGACCATCGGCGAGACGCGCGCCGCGTTCGCGCGAATGATCAAACGACAGGTCACGGGCGAGCGCCCCGAAATCAATCCGATCATGTCGGGCATCAGCCAGGTTGCCGAGTACTTGCTCGACTGGTCGATCCTCGATGCGGACGGCGCGCCGGTCGTCATCCGTAACAGCAGCGTCGAGGCGAAGCTGGCCGCGCTGAACGACCTGTCGCCCGAGAAGTATCAGGAAATCGACGCCGCCATCGACCGGCACATCGAGGCGATGGCCGTCGCCATCGACGCGGAAAAAAACGCCCCGGCTGGCGAGACAGCGTCGCCAGCGACCTCCGCCTCTGTCGCTTGATGCACTGGACGTACGACGAGCTGCTCGACCTTCCGGCCGAGATTTACGCTGTGCTTGTCGATGAAGTGAACCGAGAGATGGCTGCGCAGCGCACGAACGCCCCGCAGCTTCCGAGTCCTGTCGCATGGCCCTAACTGGCAAGTTCCTCGCCGATTTCACCAGCTTTTACGACGCCTGTCAGAAGGCCGAAGTGTCGGTCGAGAAGATCGGCGCGAGCGCGAGCAAAGTCGGGCCGAAGCTCGATCGGATGGTCGAGGACTTTTCGGGGAAGAAGGTCGTCGCCGAAGCGACGCTGATGACACGCGCCGTCGAGGAAATCGGCGGCGCAGCACAGCTCACCGAGAAGGACATCGCGCGCATTGGGCCGGTGATGGAAGAGGCCCTGAAGAAGATGCGCGCAGCGGGCCAGCCCATCCCGGCCGACATGCAGAAGCTGGCCGACGCGACGAAGAACGTCGGCGAGAAGACCGGCCTCATGTCCACGGCGATGAGTGTCGCGACCGGCGCGCTCGGTGCGCTCGGGATTCAGATGACGCTCGGCTTCATCACCGACTTCATCGGCGACATCATGAACAGCGCCGACGCGCTGACGAAGCTGTCGGCGAAGACGGGCCTCACCATCGAGGCGCTGCAGAAATTCCAGGTCGCGGGCGATGACGCAGGCAACAGCGTCGAAGACATGGCGCGCGCCATCAACGCGCTGCAGAACAAGATCGCGGGCGGCGACAAGGCCGCCGCAGCAGCGCTGGAGACGCTCGGGATCAAGTTCAGCGACTTCGTGAAGCTGAACCCCGACGAGCAGTTCATCGCCATCTCGGATGCGCTGCGCCAGATCGCAGACCCCGCGCGACAGGTGGCGCTCGCCACCGACCTGATGGGCAAGGCTGGCGTCGAGAACCTGCCGGTGTTGAAGCGCGGCTTCGATGACGTGAAGGACGGCGCCGTCGGGATGAGCGCGACCAGCGTGCGCGCGATTGACGACTTCGGCGATGCGGTGGGATCAAAAACCCGCTGGCTGAAAGCGCAGTTCGGCGAAGCGTTCGCCGACATCATCACGCTGAGCACCAGCGCGTCGCGCAAGATGGCCGACGACTGGGACAAGCAACTCGACCGCGTGGCGAAGAATGCGCCGAAGCTGGCGACCATCGCGATCACCGCTGCGCCGGGACTGCCCGCCGACATCGATGCGATTTGGAAAGCGCAGGACCGGCAGCGCGACGCCCTCGACAAAAGCATCGAATCGAACAAGAAGGCGAAGAAGGCCAGCGACGACTATCAGGCGTCGCTGCGCAGCATCGTGGACACGCTCAGCGGTGGCGGGCTGATCGACAAGGCCACCCTCTACCTGCAGGCGCTCGACAAAACGGTGCCCGTGCAGCAGATGACGCGCACGCAGCAGGACACCATCAACAAAGTCATGGGCGAGGCGCTCGACGCCTACAGCGCGCTGGGCGCCACAGCTCCGCAGGCGATTGTCGATACCTACCTCGCGACGCTGAAAGCCGTGCCGGTGATCCTCGACTTCGGCAAGGCCCTCTCGATGCTGCCGCAGAACGTGCGCGGCGTCGAGTTGCTCGCAACGCAGACCGTCGGCGCGATGGGGCAACTGGTCGGCGGCGCGAAAGGCATCGACCAGACGAAAGGCGTGTTCTCTGATCTGCAGGGCACGCTTGCTAAGGGCGCAACGACGGCGATCACGGGCGCGCTGCAGGGCGGCGGCGACGTGGCGAAGAGCGTCGGCGCGTCAATGGGAATGGACTTCAGCGCGTCGATGGCGAAGAAGGCGGGCGACGGCCTCGGGAAAGCGCTCGGCTCGACCATCGGCGGCGTCGTCGGGTCTGTCATCCCCGTCTTCGGCACGATGATCGGCGCGCTCGCGGGTGGGGCTATCGGCAAGTTATTCGGCAAGAGCGAAGAATCGAAGAGCGTCAACCCGATGCGCGACAAGTTCGTGGCCGCAGCGGGTGGCATCGCCGAATTGAACAAGCAGGCCGTCGCGGCGGGGACGAACCTCGACGCGATGCTGAAGGCGAAGACGGTCGATGACTACAACGCTTCGCTGAAAGGGCTGCAGGAGTCGTTCGACTTTCAGCAGAAATCGATGGATGTCGCCATCGAGACAGCGCAGCGATACGGCTTCACCCTCGAGGAACTCGGCCCCGCCCTGCAGCGACAGGAACTCGACAAGCAGGCGCAGCAACTTTTCAAAGATTGGGAAGTACTGAACGCCGCTGGCCTCGACACCGTCGCGATCACCGCGCATATGGGCGAGTCGGTCAGCGCCTACCTGCAGACGGCGCTGAAGATGGGGACGGAAGTTCCCACGGCCATGAAGCCGATGCTGGAGTCGATGGCGAAGTCGGGCCAGCTCACCGACGCCAGCGGGAACAAGATCGAGGATCTGGAAGAAGCAGGCATCAGCTTCTCGATGACGATGACGGAGGGCTTCAAAGCGATGATCGAATCGGTGTCGAAGCTGACCGACGCGATCAGTC